TCACCGGCATCCATCTCCGTCGTGGCTGCTGACAACTGCGCGTAAGACAAAATTCCGTTGAAAGTTTGATTCTGAATTCCTGAAGCTTGAACTGGCCACATGAAAAATCCTGTGACTTTGAATCCTGAATTAATGAGTTGATCGTTCAAGATTAATTGCTTGTCCGCTTTACCACCAACGGAGGTAATTTGTCCACGTAACGTACGAACCTTCATCTCTTGCCACCTGCCATCTTGTGGGCCGCTTTAACAGCACTGCGAAAGCCATTCTTCTTCCACTTTCCAGACTTTAGTTTGTAACGTGCGCTCACCTTCTTGAAGGCGGCCTTGTACTTGCGATTGTATGCTGACACCTTGCGTTTGACCGCTTTGACATCCTGCACAACCTCACGAGCCTCTGTACGAGCCTCACGGACAGCGCTAGTAGTAGCATCGACCGCGGCTATCAATCGAAGATATTCTTCAACGCTCATGCTGACTGATGGCACTGAGATCACCTCAGTTTCCTTGTTGGCTGAGAGCAAGAGCCATTGCTGCAGCTTGCGTCATGGTTTCAACTGTACATTCCAAGACAACGGAGTAAGTAGGGATGTCCGCCTGTGTCCAATCGTCTGTGCGTTGTGCGCCCAATTGAAGGGACTCAACAGCCACTAGGTAGCCGTTAGTCCATTCCTGTGGTAGCATGTCACCTTCAAATGCCTGTGCAGGAGGATTAACTGCGGAGTCACGGTTGCCACACCAAATAGCGCCACTGCTGACGACAGCGCGATTGGATGGGAGGACAAGGGAGAGTTGGTCTTGAGTGGTGAGTTGCCACGATGCCGATCCTGCTTGGTCGCCGGCCATAGTTGGAGCCATGCCCGGAGCGGTTCCGCCAGTACCCTGAGTCAAGGATGCCACAATGTTGTGAATGCGGAGGACAGACTTGCCCAATGCATCGACATAGGAACCAAGATCGATGGAGGTAGTTGTGTAATTGGTATCGGCTAAGGCTACATCTGCGCGGATAAAGAAGGAGTCACTTCGGGGCATACCCTTTCATGATAGGGTTTGGTTATTAGTAGTAGTGGTTGACATAAACCCTTGAGGTATGCCGGGCTAGGCGGTATAATGGGACGCAGTACCATGGTTATACCGGGGATCACATCAAAAACCGGTTATTTAATTAACTAAAACCCCGTCGGCGTTAACATGGACGCAATCCATTACGCAAAAATAGCCGATCACCTGATACAATTCAGGGGTAAATTACCGAATTGGGACCATGTTTACACTTCACATGGCCGTGTTCTTATTGAAAACATTAATTTGGCAATCGAAAACATGCTAAACGAGATAGATCAATACGCCCGAGCGGATGATTTGGGGTGGGTAAAGTGACCAAGTGGATCGCAGACCGCGACGCATGGGGAAACACCCGTCTAGTTTGTTGGGAATGCAACGAAACAACATGGAAGCAGGGCGAAAGAATGCACGCTAGACTGTCATCTGGTGTCGCCATGTACAATACTGTCCGCTGGTGGACTTGTGAGGAGTGTTTTCAATGAGCAGATCAGACCGACAACTTCGCAAAATCTTTCGAAAGTTACGTCGCATGCACTACTGGCAAAGAATAGAGGTAATGGATTGGTGCAATTCATGGTATTCAGACATTAAAGAACAAGCACGCTTGGAGGCGGAAGAATGCGAATGACCAAGACTTTCAGCCTTGATGTTAAGACGATCATTAAATTGAAGGGTTGTCGCAACCAATCCGCGGTCGTTGAGCGTGCTGTCAACAAGTACCTGAACGAAAAGGATGAGTTTAGTTTGGGCGATGTGCCAACCAGATCTCTTCTTGCGGCTTTAACAAGTCGTGACGACTGTCCATCAGGCATTGTCGCATTGATTGCGGACTCACTCAATAGACTGTGAGTTTTCTTTGATGATGGTAATAATGGCCTCATTATCGCTCAATTCAACATGATGGCCGACCACCATGTAATTGTAAGTACGATCTGCGTCTGTATCTCTCAGGGCCACAAACAAATCACGATTGATAATGTGGTCCGGATCAATAAACCCGTAAGGTGCCGGACCATACCCAGCGGCTGAAATATCGATCGGAGGTATTGCTCCTCCATCTTGTTGACCGCGTGCGACGGCGTAACACCATCCAATCTGAGTATTGTCACCGGCATCCATCTCCGTCGTGGCTGCTGACAACTGCGCGTAAGACAAAATTCCGTTGAAAGTTTGATTCTGAATTCCTGAAGCTTGAACTGGCCACATGAAAAATCCTGTGACTTTGAAT